CCAGCTGATCGTCGTGGGCGCGGACCTGCCGAAGATGCCGATCCTGGACGACAACGGCCAGCAGGTCGGCGTGAAGCCGGTCGCGCTGAGGAAGTTCATCAAGGCGCGCGTCCTATGGCTGGAAGACCCCGATGCGAAGGTGGACAGCTGGCAGGCCGCTGACCTGAAGGCGTTCACCGACGTCATCGAGGTCGCAGTCGGACACCTGGCCGCGCAGACGCGTACGCCCGCGCACTACCTCATCGGCAAGATGGTCAACTTGAGCGGCGACGCCATGACCGCGGCCGAGACCGGCGTGGTGAAGAAGGCCCAGGAGAAACAGCTCTGGTACGGCGCCGGCATCCGCGGTGCTGCCGAGCTGATCGCTCTGGCCCGCGGCGAGACCGCCAAGGCTCGCGCGATGGCCGCTGGCCGGGTGCTGTGGGCCGATGCCGAGTCGCGGAACATCGGCCAGCTCACCGATTCGCTGCTGAAGCTGCGTCAGATCGGCTTCCCGTTCCAGTTCCTGGCGCTGCGGTTCGGCTTGACGCCGACCGAGGTCGCGCAGCTGGTCGAGATGCGCGAGTCCGAAGCCGCGATGGACCCGGTCAATGCGCTGATGAACCAGACGAGCCCGGGCGCCGGGATGGGCGCGGGGATGGCCGACGCCGAGACCGGCGCTGACGCCGAGCAGGACAGCGAAGCCGCCTGAGCGCCGCCGTGGACGCCTGGACGATTGCCCGGCGCCATGCCGCATACCGGCGCCGTACCGCCGCCGCGGCGACCGCAGCGGCCGAACGCGCCTGGCGCGCCATGGACCCCGCTTCCCTCGCCGGGTCCTGGTCCCTGGCCAAGCCGCGGATCCTTGCCGCGGTCACCGCCGGCCAGCGTGTGGCGGCGGACACCGCCAGCGCCTACGTCGCCGACATGGTCAGCGCGCAAGGCGGCACCTCGACGGCAACGCAGCAAGTCGACGCCTCCGCCTTCGCCGGAACGGCCGCTGACGGCCGCCCGCTGGCCGACCTGCTTCAGCTCCCGATTGCCACGGTCTACAGCCGCCTATCGCAGGGGCTGCCTGTCCGGCAGGCGCTGAACCTCGGCGGCGGCCTGTTGGCACTGCTCGCCGATACCGAGGTGGCTGACGCCGGCCGTGGCGCCGACTCAGTGGCGATGGCCGCCGAGACGAGCATCGAGGGCTTCATCCGCGTGGTCTCCGGTTCCGCGTGTGGTCGCTGCGCGATACTGGCCGGCCGCTGGTATCGCTGGAACGCCGCCTTCGAACGCCATCCGCACTGCCACTGCCAGCAGGTCCCGGCGACAGATCGCGAGCGCATGGCGCCGCACCTGACTGATCCGCACAGCTACTTCGAGTCGCTCAGCCGCGCCGAGCAGGACCGCGCCTTCACCGTGGCCGGTGCTCAGGCAATCAGGGATGGCGCGGACATTTTCCAGGTGGTCAATGCCCGCCGCGGCATGTCCACCGTAACAACGTTCGGCAGGCAGCTGTCGACGACTACCGAGGGCGTCACTCGCCGCGGATTCGCCGGCCAGCGCATGCGTGCGGCCGGTGTGTCATCTCCGGTCCGGCTGACGCCGCAGGCCATTTATGAGCTGGCCTCTGACCGCGCCGAGGCGATCCGGCTTCTGTACCGGTTCGGCTACCTCCTTTAGACCCGGCCCCGCGCAAGGCGGTGCCCCGACTCCTGCAACGGGAGCCACCATGACCGACGCCAACGACGATCTCGACGCCACGCAGGATGAAGCCGCCGACGAGGCGGCCGAGTCCGAGGAGGAGCCGAGCCAGGTCGAGGGTGAGGACGCGCTCGGCGACGCCGGGAAGCGCGCCCTGGACAAGATGAAGGCCGATCTTCGGGCCGAGAAGGCGCGGCGCAAGGCCGCGGAGAACGAAGCGGCGGCGCTGAAGGCCTCGAAGGCCGAAGGCGGCGGCGATAGCAAGACCGACCTGGACGCCGTCCGCGCCGAAGCCCTGAAGCAGGCCCGCGCCGAGACGCTGCGCGACCGCGCCCTGGACCGGCTCGAAGCCCGTGCGGCGCGGAAGTTCAACGACTCCGCGGATGCCCGCGCACACCTGGCCTCCCACGTCGAGGAGTTCATCGACGGCGACAAGGTCGACAGCGCGGCCATCGACGAGGCCCTGGCCGAACTGCTGGAGGCCAAGCCGTATCTGGGGATCGCGGGCGCAAAGCCCCGGTTCGAAGGGACTGCCGACAACGGGGCCCGCAAGGGTGCCTCGGGCCCGAAGCAGCTCGGCAAGGCCGACATTGCGCGGATGACGCCCGAGCAGATCGTCGCAGCCCAGAAGTCCGGCCAGCTCGACGAGTACCTGGCCACTGAAACCTAGGAGCACCCGTGTCCATCAAGCTGTTCAAGCCCGAGATCTGGTCGGCGAACCTTCTGGTCGCCGCCCGGAACGCTCTCGTCTACGGCGGCCCCGAGGTCGTCAACCACGACTACGAGGGCGACATCTCCGAGTATGGTGACACCGTCCGGATCACCTCGATCTCGCGGCCGACCATCGGCACCTACGTGCCGAACAGCACCACCATCACCCCCGAGCAGATCACCGACGCGCAGCGCACGCTGACGATCGACCAGGCGAAGTACTTCGCCTTCTCGATCGACGACGTGGACGCCCGCCAGGCCCGCGCGAACGTCATCCCGCAGGCCATGTCCGAGGCCGCCTACGCGATGGCCAACACGATCGACCAGTACATCGCGTCGTTCTACACCCAGATCCAGTCCGCGAACGCGCTGGGCTCGATCACGGTCAACTCCTCGACCACGCCGACCGACGCCTACGACAAGGTGCTGGTCCCGCTGAAGATCAAGCTGGACCGCGCGAACGTCCCGACCAACGGCCGGTACACCGTCATCACTCCCGAGATGCACGGCTGCCTGCTGCGCGACGGCCGATTCATCAAGGTCTCCGAGTCCGGCACCGACGAGGCGCTGCGCAACGGCATGGTCGGCCGCGCGGCCGGCTTCAACATCATGCTGTCGAACAACGCGCCGAACACCACCGGTTCGGAGTACGCCATCACGGCGGGTGTGCAGTCGGCGATCTCGCTGGCGATGCAGATCGCCAAGACCGAGGCCTACCGCCCGCAGTCGTCCTTCTCCGACGCCGTCAAGGGTCTGAACCTGTACGGCGCGAAGGTGCTGCGTCCCGACTTCCTGGCCTCGGCCCTCGTCACGGTCTCCTGACCGTCGACCGATCGAAACGGAGACCTGAACCATGGCTCGTACGGCAGTGGCCTACTCGGCCTTCACCTACAACGCTTCCACGGCCGACCCCGCCGGTACCGCGCTGAACGCGGGCACCGGCAACGGCCACGTCATCCCCGCGGCCGGCCCCGGCGCGCAGGCCGAGCCGGAGAAGACGCTCCTGCGCGTCGTCGTCGGCACCACCGGCGGCAACATCACCGTCAAGGCGGGCACGCAGCCGCTGGCGATCGCCTCCGGCCAGGGTGACCTCGTCGTCGCCGTCGCCAACTCGGCGACCGCGTGGATCGGCCCGTTCGACTCCGGCCGCTTCCTCCAGGCGGACGGCTCGATGCTGGTTGACGTCGCCACCGGCGTCGTGCCCGGCACCATCACCGCCTTCAAGGTGCCGCGCCATGCCTGAGGACAGCGCCGACTACGGCTACTTCCGCGGCGAGGGCGGCACGGTGTTCAAGCTGGACCTGCCGGTCCACGAGACCATCGCCGAGCGGATCGCCAAGAGGGAGATTCACCGCGTCAACGAGGACGGCTCGCCGTTCGTCGAGGCGGAGACCGAGGCCGAGACCGCGTCGGCCAGCGCGCCGCCGGCCAGCGCGCCCAAGGCGGCATGGGTGGCCTGGGCCGTCTCCCAGGGAGCCGACCAGGCTACGGCCGAGGGAATGACCAAGCTGAACCTCATCGGCGAGTACGGCGGCGGCGAGTAGCCCGTGAGCCTGGCGCCGCTGGCTACTCAGACCGACGTCGCCACATGGGGCTACACGCTGCCCGCGGGGCAGGCCGATGCGCTGCTGGCGCGTGCGTCGGTGCGGCTTCGGCGGGCTGCCAGGGAGTCGATTTCGGTCTCGACGGTCACCGTTCAGGTGGATGTGGACCGCGGGTTCGTGGAGCTTCCGGCGCCACCGGTGGTCTCCGTGTCGGACGTTCAGGCCGTCGGCGATCTCGGCGTGCTGACGCCACTGATCCAGGGAACCGACTGGTGGTGGGACGGCGAGCGTGTTGTTCTGACCTGCCAGCAGCCCCGCGTCTTCCGCGTCCAGGCGACCTACTCGCGCGGCCGGACGATCATCCCCGAGGGAGTCGTCGAGCTCTGCTGCCAGGTCGCGGTCCGGATGTCTCTGACGCCGGCCGGGATGGATATCGGCATCCGTGAGCGCAAGGTAGACGACTACTCGGAGACCTACGCCGTGGAGATGATCGACGCAGCAGGCAACCTGCTGCCTGGCGAGCTGTCGGCGCTGCATGACGCGCTCGGCACCCGGAACGTCTGGCTCACCTGATGTCTGAGCTCGCCGACTTCATCACCCGCGGTCGCGCCTGGCATCCACAGGTGATGCTCGACGCCTGCACGGTCACGCGGCCCGGCGTCAGCACCTACAACCCGGTCACACAGAAGAACGAGCAGGCCTTCACGACCGTCTACTCCGGCCCGTGCCGCATCAAGATCTGGCGCGGCCAGGACGAGCAGGCGGCCGATGCGGAGGTCAACGTCCAGAGGTATTACCTCGACCTCCCGCTGTCCGACACGGCCCCGGACGTTCGCCGCCGAGACACGGTCACCATCACGGCTTCGCTCAACGCCGCGCTGGTCGGTCGCGTGCTGATTCTCACCAACGCCGAGGCGGAGACGACGGACACGGCGCTGAGGATTACCTGCGAGTTCGCGCAGTGAGCGAGATGTACGGCGAGTTCGAAGCCTTCGCCGCCGAGCTGGCCGGCGCCCCGGAGCGTCTGGCCGCGCTGGTCCCGCCGGTGGTGTCCAAGGGCGCGCTGAACATCAAGCGTGACTGGGCTACCAACGCCTCGGGCAACGCGCACGCCCCGTATTACCCCGCGTCGATCACCTACGACATGGACGTGCGGGCGGATGCTGTCGAGGCCGAGATCGGCCCGGACAAGGACAAGAAGCAGGGCGCGCTGGGCAACATCTTGGAGTTCGGCACCTCAAAGAACCCGCCGCACAACGACGGCGGTCGTGCGCTCGCTGTCGAGGAGCCGAAGTTCTTCGCGGCCTGCGAAGCCATCGCGGAACAGGCGCTTCTCGGATGACCTCCATCCCTCAGGCCGAGCCGCATATCCGCGCGGTACAGGCCGTACTGGAGGCTGCCCTCCAGGACCTGCCGACGCCGATTCACGCCTACATCGGCTCGCGACCGGACGCCGACACGACCTGTGTGGTCGTCCACGGGAGCCCCGGCGACCTGTCCGGATCGCTCGGCGACCGCTTCGCCGACATCAGCATCCCGATTCAGCTGACCGCCGTCGGCGAGGGCCCGGAGCAGGCGACCGCTTACGCCGATGCCGCACGGGCGGCGCTGCTGTCGTCTGCGCTCGTCGTCGTCGGCCGCTCGGTCTGGCCGCCTTGGCAGACCGCGTCCCAGCCGACGCTGCGCGACGACACCGTTCAGCCGCCGCTGTGGATCTCCACCGCGCAGTACTCGATCAAGTCCAACCCCGCATAGGAGAGGCCCGATGGCCCTGCTCACTCTTCAGTCCATGACGTCGGCCGGGCTCGCACCGACCATGGTGGCCGCGACCGGCGGCGGCGACACCGTGGCCTTGGCCTCGGCCACCGACGACCGATCGTTCCTTCAGGTCACGAACGGCGGCGGCTCGCCCATCACCGTCACGCTGGCCGACCCGGGCGTGACCCCCGCGGGAAACGCCGGTACCGCAACCGCGCAGAGCGTCGCGGCGGGCGCGACCAAGCAATTTCCGCTCAACCCGAACCTGGTGAACACCAGCACCGGCTTCATCAGCATCAGCTACTCGGGTGTCACCACGGTGACGGTCGCGGCGATCCGGCGGTAACGCCGATGTCCGTCTACTGGACCCGCGCCCATCACCCCGAACTCGGGGACGTCGTGCTGCCGCTCGCCGCCATGGAGTCCTTCCCGGACTGGGAGGCGGTCGGCGAGCCGTCGACCGACGACGGAGCACTGCGCGCCGAACTCGAACGCGAGCAGGCCGCCGCCGCCATCGCCGCTCTCATCGCCGAATCCGCCTCGGCCCCCGCCGCACCGTCCCCGGCGCCGGAGGCGTCCGCGTCCCCCGCCAAGCCCGAATCTCCGACGCCGACCGGCGCCGACCCGAAGGAGCAGTAGGTCATGTCTGACCTTTTCGACGATGGCAACACACGGGTGTCCTTCGTGCCGTCGATCGCGACCATCTCCGCGCCGACGACCACCGAGCTGAACGCCGGGACCGCCCTGGAGTCCTACATCACGCCGGCCGGTCTCCAGATCAAGGCGTCCACGGCCACCGTGGACACCTCGAACCTGGCGTCCACCTTCACCACGCAGGGCGTGGGCCGCCGGTCCTTCACCATCACGGTGGAGATGAAGCGGCAGACCCCGACCGACACCGCGTACAACCTGCTGCCGTACCGCACTTCGGGCTTCCTGGTCGTGCGGCGCACGAAGACTTCGACGACGGCATGGACGTCCGGCGACGTCATCGAGGTGTATCCGGTCACGACCGGCGAGCCGGAGCTGGCCCCGCCTGCGGCGAACGAGGTCGCGAAGTTCACCAGCTCGATGATGGTCACCTCCGACCCGAGCACCCGCGCGGTGATCGCGTGACGGAGGGCCCGCTGCGCAGCTTCGAGGAGATCAGGAAGCAGGCGACCGCTCGCGAGGCCGAGGTGTCGATCTGTGTCGCCGGGGACCTGGCGGCCGACGCCGACCGGCTCACCGCGGCCCTGGACGCCATCGATCGGCGCCGCGCCGGCCCCGGTGCGTCGCTGGCCGACGGTGCCGAGCGTGCGCAGCTCGTTGAGGAGCTGGAGGAGGTCCGCGAGCTGATGCGCTCGGCGGAGGTGCCTTTCCGCTTCCGGGCGCTGCCGCGCACCGAGTTCTCGGCTCTGATCGCCGCCCACCCCGGCGGCCCGGATCAGAACTGGAACCCGGACACGCTGCCGCCCGCGCTGATCGCCGCCTCCTCGCTCAACCCGAAGCTGACGCTGGAACAGGTCGAGGAGCTCTTCGAGGTCTTCAACGACGATCAGCGCGGCGACCTGTACGCGGCGGCCTGGCGGGCGAACACCTCGGCCGTCTCCATCCCTTCCTCACGCGTCGCCTCCGCGAGTCCCTCGCTCTCCGACGCGAGGTAGAGGCGGCGCGAGCCTGGGCGGTCCCCTGGTCGGTGTTTCTGGGCCGCGTGCCGGTCCCGGGCGAGCCGCTGTGGACCGATGAGGACCGGGGATGGGCCATAGCCCTGCTGGAGTACGAGGCCGACCTCTGCTCGGGCTGCGGGCAGCCGCGCACCGAGTCGATGGACAAGGCGAACGAATTTCACTACAGCCCGACGGTGCTGCGGTGCCACGCCTGCAAGACGGTGGCGCGCAAGGCGGATGACCTGGCTGATTCGAAGGACACCAAGGGCCTGATGATCGGCGTCAAGCTGGAGGGAGGTGGGCATGGCTGACCGCACAGTCACCGCGAAGTTGCGGGCCGACACCTCCGGGTACATTCCCGGCGTCGAGGCCGCTTCGAAGGCGACTACGGGCCTGGCCTCGGCACAGAAGGACGCCGCCGCGGCGAACAAGGCCGAGGCTGACTCGCAGGCTTCCTCGACCGCGGCGAAGATCGAGGCCTCCCGCCAGACCCGCCTCCTGACCAACGCACAGCGCGACGCCACCGCCGCGGCCCGCGAGGCTGCGACGGCGGATTCCGAGGCCGCGAAGGCGCTGTCCGCTGCTCAGAAGGAAGTCGTGGCGGCTTCCAAGGACACGTCCGAGCTCGGCGCGGCTCGGCAGGCTGCTGCGCAGGAAGCGCTGGACGCCGCCGAGAAGGAAGCCGCCGCTGCCTCCGCGACGAAGGCCGCGGCCGACGCACAGGCGAAGTCTGCGAGCGCAGCGCTGCGCTCGTTCAAGGACGAGACCGCGGCGTCCCGTGAGAACGCTGCTGCGCAGGCCGCCAACGCCAAGGCCACCGAGGACGCGGCGGCTACGGAGGCGGCGGCGTACAAGGAGACCGGCAAGGCGGCTCTGACAAAGGGCGCTGTTCTGGCCGGTGCGTTCGTCATTGCCGAGAAGGCCACGTCCGACTTCAACAAGTCCCTGAGCGGCGTTCAGGCCGTCTCGAACGCGTCGGCCGGCGACATGGACAAGTTGCGCGCTGCCGCGCTGGAGGCCGGTAAGCAAACGGCGTTCACCGCGACCGAGGCCGCCGATGCCGAGGGCGAGTTGGTCAAGGCCGGCGTGTCCGTCAAGGACGTGCTGTCCGGCGGACTTCAGGGCGCCCTCGGGCTCGCGGCGGCCGGTCAACTGAGCCTGGCCGACGCCGCGACGATCAGCGCCAACGCCATGAACACCTTCGCGCTCAAGGGTTCCGACGTCCCGCACATCGCCGACGTGCTGGCCGCCGCGGCGAACAAGAGCGCCGCCGACGTGCAGCAGCTCGCCTATGCGATGCAGCAGGGCGGTCTGGTCGCAGCTCAAACGGGCCTATCGTTCGAGGACACCTCGGCCGTGCTGGCGGCATTTGCTGACCGTGGCCTTGAGGGTGCCGACGCCGGTACGTCGCTGAAGACCATGCTGGAGAAGCTGAACGCGCCGACGACGCAGGCCGCCGACCTGATGAAGAACCTGGGCATCGTCACCTACGACAGCTCGGGCAAGTTCGTTGGCATTACGCAGCTGGCGGGCGAGCTGCACGACAGGCTCGGCAGCCTCACCGACGCCCAGCGGAACCAGGCCCTCGCCACCATTTTCGGCTCTGATGCGATCCGCTCGGCGAGCGTGCTGTACAGCCTCGGCGCCGACGGCGTGAGGGGCTACAGCCAGGCCGTCAACGACCAGGGCGCGGCGTCGAGGATGGCCGCCGAGCAGATGAACAACTTCAGCGGCGACCTGAAGCAGCTGAAGGGCTCGATCGATGTCGCCCTGATCCAGGGCGGATCGGGCGCGAACAACGCCTTGCGCGATATGGCGCAGGGCGCCACCAAGGCGGTGAACGCCTTCGCGGGCCTGCCTAAGCCGATCCAGGAGGCGGCGGTCGAGTTCGCGGGCGGCGCGGGCTCGTCGCTGCTGCTCGTCGGCGGCCTTACATCCCTCGCGGGCAAGCTCAGCACGACCAAGAAGACCCTCGCCGAAGTAGCCGAGGCTAGCAGCGGCATGAAGGGTGCGCTGGCTTCGGCGGGCAGCTTTATGGCGGGCCCGTGGGGTATTGCGATCGCCGGTGCGGCGACCGTCATCGGGATGCTCGCGATGAAGCACAAGGAAGCGAAGGTCGAGATCTCGTCCTTCACTGACGCGATCAAGCAGGACGGCGATGCGCTCGGCGCGGCGACCACGCAGGCCGTCGCGAACGATCTGGCCAGCAAGGGCCTGTTCGCGACCTTCGAAAAGCTGGGCGTCAGCTCGACCACCGTGACGAACGCGGCCCTCGGCCAGAAGGATGCGCAGGACAAGCTGGAGGCCGCCACCCTGGCCGGGGCGAAGGCCCAGGATCTGGGCAGCATAAAGGGCGAGAAGGCCGCCGCGCAGCTTATCAACGCCAAGAACAACGTCCTTGCCTACAGCGGCGCCCTGACCGACCAGCTCAAGGCGCAGCAGCAGGCGACCGCGGCGACGCAGGACGCCACCGCTGCCACCGGCACCTCGGCAGCCGAGCAGGCGAAGGCCGCACAGGAGGCGAAGAACGCCGCCGCCGCGCTCTTTGCCCAGAGTGGCGCTCAGCGCGCGCTCGCTGATGCCCAGATGACTGGCGCCGACACCTCGAAGATCTCCACGGCC